GGGTTTCCAATTGAATTTCATGTTCCAACCAACCCCCGTTCCCAAAGGGAACACTTCGTCCCGCCTTCTCATCATATGGGCTTGTTATATTGGCAACCACCGTTCCATTTTTATCATAGGCAACAACAGCCACGCGAGCGCAATCAGTTTGACTAGCAAGTCCATTTGATTCCCAACCCACGGTAAGGGTGGTCTTACCTATTATTCCAGGCAGTTTGTTAAAAATAGTAGCTTTTCTCGGGTACCACTGCGGAATCCCGTCTTGCCTAGTAAGAATACGAGTAACATTAAATGACCAGGGTTTCAAATACGGGTTGTTGCCTAGATACATTTTAGCCAGAACAACACTTAGAACACCCCTGTATGCCGGAGCAGTAGGTCCAAGTTGAGCAGCTAAATAGCTGTTCTTCTCTTGAGTTTTATTTCCGTCAAGGACAAACAAGGAACCCGAAATTCCGCCCTCTCTTGCATCACCTCCAAATAGATTTGGCGACCAGATTGATTGCCCCATACCCGGCTTCGTAACGGGAAATATCGAAAGGAGTTTCTTGTCTACACGAATTGTATTCAGCGAGTCAACAGGACCCGAGCAGAGGACCATGTGCATTCCAAGATAGTAGCGATAACCAACTGTGACCTTTTTAGATTTCCCGCCCACTGGCCACCTCCACAATTTTTAAAGCCATTGCGTCATTAGTTGCGACAAGTTTGGAAGCTGATATTCCCCTTTTTAAAAAGTCTTTCCAATCTAAATTGTGCCGTTCAAAAAAAGCTCTTCCGCCGGCGCTGCAATAATTAAGATGACGGACGTGGCGCATTGTTACAATTATATCATCATTTGGGTCACGCATTATTTTTTACCGCCTTTTGATTTTATAGCCTGGGTTCCGAAATCTCCCGCCCATACAACATTGGGTCCAGTAATTTCCCGAGTACCAAAAAGAACTCCAATATCACGACCCTCGTCGGCCGTAGGTGCTTTAATTTGCCCGATCGGCAAATCGGGTTGATCCTTTGGCATCATGGAGTAGGAAACCACAAGAACCACTACGAAATACGCTACCCATAACCAAACCATAAATCACCTACGCTATTGAGGACCCGCCGAACGGATTGTTTCCTGAAGGAATGAACTTAAACCCACCCTGGTTGTGCGTGTTATTAAATTTATCGTGACAGGTTTGCAATGTCTTGTCACAACCAGGGTAGATAAATATATAAAACCCCCCATAATACGCCCCATAATTATATCCGTATCCGTAATCCGTTACAAGGGGGATTTCTACTTGCCTTATGATACTGATATTTGCACCCCCGTGGTCGGAAATACTTCTATAGGAATGTGGGGGAACTTCCAAAATACCCCCTGTGAAATAATCGTCGGGGAATGCACTGGCTTCGGGCAGATTGATTGTTTCACCTGCAAAGCTTTTTCGCTCACATTGTGTTTTAAAATCATTTTTGTCAAGCCAGCATCCACGCGAATAAAGGGAATGTCTACAGTTCTTTTGGTACTTAGCGCGAAGCCCGGGCATCCGCATGGACGTAAATATAGACTCACAGGAAAGCTTCAAAGTGTGCTTATTGAGGGAGTGGCTTGTTATCCTGCCTTTCCAGTAGACAAGCAAGTCGTCCTCCCCGAATTGACCGCGCTTCAGCGTCACTGTAATAACATAGTCGGGGGGCCATGACATAAACAAGGCAGCAAAATCCCCTTCAAGGGGAACTGTAATATCAATAGAATTCTTACTAAGCTCATTAGACTGTTTTGGCTCAGTATGCGTACAAGGTGACTTTATAAGGTTTGGATTTGTATCAGTATGGTCGATAAAGCTTTTGTAAGTAAACGTGGCCCATGGGACGTTGAACTCGTAAAGATAATAGGGTTCTCCGTCTTCAATCGACTTGTCCTTTGTTGCATAACTCATTCTGGAACCTCAATTAGTGGTATTCGCACGTTTATATGACCGCCTGGCTCATACGCAAGCTCTATTGAATCCGCGTCCGAGCGGACTTTAGGCATACGACAAACAAGCTCAATTTCATCCTTGTTAATGCTAACACCCATGCTCGTTTCAATAAAGGCTTTCATTGTTGCCCCATTATCAGCCCAAATTGTAATCGAGTTAAATAATACAGTTCCGTCCTTCTTCACAATTGCAATAGGGCCTTTATAGTTGTCTGTAAGTAAGGAGTTCTTTTCAAGTATAAGAAACAGGTTTCCAGATGTAGTATTACTAGCCACAATAAAGTCGCGCGTCCATCTTGGGGTGTAAAATGCTTTCTGTTTTCCTTGTAGACTGTAAAGCCATTTCCTAAAGGTCCAAAGTTGTGCCTTGTTATCAAAGGACCAGCTGAGCTCGAACTTGCTTATTGCATAGCTGTATTCCGCTGCGAAATACAGCGGGCCCGCTACACTGGGGAACTCGCTTTTCTCCCTGTTATGGGACTCCGTTGTGGCGCCGGAAATAACGGGACGGTCCGTTAAAACAAAGGCGCCCTTATAGGCGGGATAATTGTTTTCCCCAGTAACGGGAAAGACGTCCGTTGTTTCAGCTGTCAGTTGACCGGTAGTATAGTCTGCTGAATACTTATTAAATTTGAAGGCCTGGGTCGTGAACGATTTTGTGCAAGGCATAGCAAGTGCGGAACCATAACTGTTCACAATCCCCGGACTGGCTATTGTTACGGAAACAGGGGAAACTTCCTCAATTTGTGCAATTTCGTATTCCCCCGAAAGTCCGATAATAAAAAGAAAGCCCCCTTTAATAAAGCGTTTTTCGTTTGTGGCAATGGAAATCACAGTGTCTGCAGTTGTAACCACAACAGGTTCCGCATCTGACCAAATTGGAAGTTGAAAGCCTTCTATTGCAATGTCACGAGACAAGCGAGTGGCTGTCTCTATTTGTTGGGGTAAGAAGTGAAACTTATAGTCAAATTCTGTTCGTGGGAATTTGCGGATGCTTATACGCTGCTCAGTCTCCTTGCAACGTATAACATCAGTCGTCCATGTTAAAACCTCTTTGAAGGCAATTTGGGGCACAAAGGGCCAGACCATTTCCATTACATATTACTCACTGAGCGTACTGTCTCAGGGTTGTTTTTAATAGCGTTCATAATAATTTCCTCGCCTGCGTCAGAGCCTAAATAGTCAGACATAACGCTAGGATCAATGGAGTTAATTATCCGGATATTCGTTTGGGGAGCAGGAGCAGGAGTTGCTTCACCCTCAGCGCCACCCTCTTTGAACATTGCGGCAGTTTCTCTTCTGCTCCGCACGTTTGCAGGGCCGGCAACTAACTCGGGCCCAAACTCGCCTACAAGGCCTACTTTGCCCGATTGTATAACACCACCTTTATCATAAGCACCTGAAAACGTCACGGAGCTTATGTCGCTGACCAAGGTGGAGGTTGCTGCAGCCACGCTGGCCATTGCTGCTAAGTTTGCTGGCCATGGGCCGCTCTCTGCAGCAAGTGCAATACCATCCTTGATTGCCATTGTTGCTTGAGCTATGGAAAAGGCCTTGCTTACTGCGAACATAGCCTTATAGGCGGTGCTTTGCTCACCCATAGTAACTTTCGCAATACCTGCAAGCCCATCTGCAATCTGGGCAGCATTTCCTAGCATTTGCTGCTGTTTCTGTGCTTCCAGTTCTGCCAGCTGACGGTTGCGTTCTTCCGTTAACTCTAGCTCTAACGCGGTCCGCTCCTCTTCCAACATTGACGTGTTGTTTAATACGAGCTCGCGTCGTAGTTCAAACTCTTCTTGTATTTTTGCAGCTTTACCCTCAAAGGTGTTTGGTTCTTCAATAAACCCTTCAAGGGCTTGGGTAGCAAAATCAGCGTTGAGCCTTGTTACAAGGTCTTGCTGTTTTAGACTGTTTTCCTCTGTATTTGACAGAATGATAGCCAAGCGGTTTTCGTAGCTTTGCTGAATCACTTCCTCCTCGCTGCGGAGGGATAAAACTAAGTCATCGTATTCCTTTTGACGCTTTTCAGCGGCCTTAGTTTCATCGTCTGTCGGCCCCTTAACCTTCGCACCTAAACCAAAGCCCGCAGTACGGTCAACTCCCTTGTTTGCCTCAGCTTTTTTCTTTTTCAGTTCGTCATACTTGTCACCTAACTTAACTGCCGCAGCCGACTCAATTTTATAATTTTCAACGGAAACCTCTCGTTCGTTGAGGGCTATTGAAATTCCGTCCATGCGGCTTTCGTTAAGTGCAGCAATTCGGGCAGCACTTGCGTCAGCTATTTCAGCAAGCTTTTTCGCCGCGGATTCGTTAGCCTTAGCCATTTCAGTAGTGTAGTCGAACGTGTCCCCATCCCAAAATCTAAGGGCGTCTTTAATTTGAGCTCCTGCAACACCCGCACGAGCCGCAGCTCTTTCAAAGACCACTTTTAAGTTATCAACAAAAGCACCACCCGATTCCGCTGCTACTACTGCCAAATGAGCCAATTCAATTGTTAGGATTTGAACCATGGCTCTTGCATTTTCGGGAAGTTCGACCATTGCATCATTGAAGAAGCTTAAAAAGCTATCCGCGTCCTCCGCTGTTCCAGTAGTTAAAAACTCTTCCCACAGGGCGGATAGAATATCCAATGTTTCAGCAAAGTCCTGTCCCATCCCGTCAAATTTAGAAATATAAGCGTCTATATGAGCAAGTAACTCACCTGACGCCACAAGGTCGTTAAGATCCTCGAGGGCCCCAATCGCCATTCGAACGCCATCTTCAATAAGGTCGCCCGCACCCTGCTGACTCAAGTTTAGCCACAATTTGTTCCATTCGTCGCCCAGGTTTGAAATAGCACCGTCCAGGGTGTCCATTCGTGATGACATAGCACCAGCAAAATTGTTTTCGCCAAGCTTTGTCATGTACTCCTCAATTTCCTGAGTATTTTTACCAACAGTGGTTGTTACACCACGGAAGGTGAAAGCCACCTTATCCCCTTCTGCTTTGGACCGGATACCAAACTCTTTTAAGCGTTCAAATTCCCCTGTCGCAGCATCCGCCACCGCCTCAATCATTTGGTTCATGTCCTTACCCATAGCCGATGCAGTGTCACCATAAGATGTCATTGCACGTTCGGATGGGGTAAGACCTAGGTTCACTAATTTTGTGAAACCTTCTGTCACTTGGGCAAGGTCGTAAGGCGTAGAAGTTGCGAAGTCCGTGATAGCCTCGAATGCAATAGCTGCCTTATCCGCAGAGCCAGTGGCAGTAATAAGTTGAGCATTAAGTACGTCAAACTCGCGCGTGGTGCTTACAAGCTTAGTCATGCCCCCAACGGCGCCCGCAAGGATTGCAGCGGGTCCGGCAAAGCGCATAAAGGCCTTACCTAGACCGTCCGTTGCCCGTTCCGCTTTTGCTCCGGACTTCGTTAGGTTTTTTAATCGCGTGTCAGCAACGGAAGCCTCGAGGGACTGAATTCTAATTTGTAACGTGGCTAAATCAGACATTTATTGTTCTCCAGTAAAGCCTATCGAGGGATTTTAAAAGCTCCACTTCCCAAGCTTCGGGGACTTGCTGAGTAAGTTCAGCCCAACTTTGGATTTCTTGAAAGCTTAGTGTATTGTCCCCTTTCAGCTCCAAATACCATTCCCATATATAACGAAGCTCTTCTGGAAAAACAGGCTGCTCCATCAGCTCTTTGGGTTTCCTTCCTAATGTTTTCCAAACTTGGTTAAGGTGCTGACGGGTAGTTACTTTTGAACCTTTGGGGCACGTTTCGAGCTTGATTTCTGCTTGCGCCCACTCGTAGAGCTCGTTGGCTTTTTTGCAATAAAGAGCGATCGCTTTGTTGCAAGCTGGTTCACAAGATCTGCAATTTGAGGAGCTTCGCGCAAGAAATTAACCACATTTGCTTCCGTACATTCTTCCTCGAAGGTCCAACTCAGGATAAGGCTCGCAATGCACTCTATTTCTATTTCACGAATTTCCTCGGCGCGTTTATTTATATCCTCAATCATTCCGAGAGTTGACGCTTTTCGTTTTGCCTGCGTCTCAGCACGACGAAACGCATCGGAGTCAATGCCACGTATCATTAAGTGATGCTTTGTTGCTTTTCCGTCAGGAAGGAACAACGGAACCTTGATCCCGTTGTTCGAGTTTTCGCGAGTATGGAATTCTTTCATTGTTGCGCCCTAGCCTGTGGTTAAACAGGCGTTCTTTCGATTAAAATGTTGGTTTCGGTAGTTCCGTCAAGTAGGGCCTGGAATGGCATTGTTAAAGTGATAGGACCTTCACCTGAAACATCCGGTTGTCCGCCAGTGTATTTAATGCGCGGAATAATGTACTTCTGTGCGTTACCTGCACCGTCCGGCATAGTGAAGTTAATGCTTGACTCTGTTTCGTTCAAGAACTTTTCTACCAGCGTGGAATTCTCGAAATACGCTGTCACCTGACCTGTTAAGTTTGAACGGGAAAGGGAAGGTTTAATGGAGTTCTTGCTGCCCACTACAAAGCGTGGCT